CTACGATACGGTTGAGGCCATCTGCGAACGATACGCCATGCGATCACCACATCTTGCCACTCGTACCAGATTCCTTTGTGGCCATTAGGCTTCTCACCAACGTATCGATATTCCCAGAAGATGATCTGCATGAAGACCGGCCGCCCTTGTTGGTCGAAGTATCGATTGAATTCAATCACATCCACTTCGGAATGCTGGACCAGCTGCTGGTCGTCTACCCCCAGAGTAGCCAGAACAAGAAGAGAGTAAGCCAGCATGTTATTTGCCCCACTAGGAATCCGATGCCCCCACCAACAACAAGACCTCGCAAGTAATCATCCACCCAGCGGAACCGATCACGCGTCGTCCTTCTTCTTTCCGAAGTGTTCAAGGATCCACTCTTTCAACTTGTGGAAGATCGTCACCGCGTTGTAGTAAAACGGCGCATGGGTGCCGATGATCACCACCAGAACAATAATGATTAGATGATTGGTCGACCAACGTCGTTCGTCGAAGCTGAACTTCATTTGGCACCTATGGGGCTGTCGACGATCACGCTGCTGTCTTGAGCCAGCTGAGAACTTCGACGGCATGCTGCCTGGGCATTCAACGCCCCGGCCAGGTCGTCCAGGAAATCAATGTCGGGAGAGTCCATCACTTGCTCGTCGTTGTGAAACAACACGGCATGCTTCGCGTTGCCGCGTACCGTGTACTCTGGCGCCTTCAGTCGAGTGTTGCTGCCGAACATGTCATCCCCCAAAGAGTGCTGCTCCAAGGACTGCCAGCGTGACAATGGTCAGTACGATGGCGATAGAGACAAGTTGTATCTTGTCTTCATCGCGGAGTGGTCCGGTTGGACTCATCGTCTGCACCTAAAGATTCGGAATCGTCGAAAGAACCGACCAGCTCGTCGCAGTGGCCCCGTCCGCACTTCGGCTTCACCTTCAGGGGCTGACGCCTCTTTGGGCGGCGCTGCAGGCGGATCCGGTTTCTTCGGTTCAACAGGTGGTGGCATCTTGCGAACAACTGGAATCTCTCGTATCGGAGGGAGCAAGCTGCTGCCGTCGTCATAGCAGTTGCTGCAGCTCACTCGATGCAGGCCGTCGCCAGAAAGGACGGTGCCGGATCCGTTGCACACGTTGCACTGAGATCGCGGAACCTTGTCTGGCTTTTTGTTATCTACGCCCGAACTAACGAAGTCTTGGAAGTCCTGGGCGATCCTCACCCGCACACGAGCGCGGAACTTTGGATCGACCTCCTTAGCTCGTGCTCCAGCACATCCGGCCACAGCACAGCAACACAACAAAAGAAACAATCGCATGACTAACTCCCTTCTTTCTCGTCTTGTGGTGGTATCGGGCCCTCTGGTGCCACTCCCGTGTTCGTCTCAAAGCGAGCATGCTCGTTCCCCAACACGTCACGAATCACCCAGTAGTCACCGTTGCGAAAGAATTGCTTATTCACAGATCGACTCTCAGAGTGCGTTTGCGAAATCCCAAAGCCGATCCCACTTGAACCGATCCGGACGCCATCCGTCTACGTCGCCGATCGCCCAGGTATCTTCCTCGCGGCAGATGCGATCGATGTCGTCTGCCGGTATCCACCAAGTGAAGCCCAGGATGTTTCTAGGCGTCGGTCCTGGGAGGTTGTCGGTGTACTTGTCACCGCTGGGACCGCTCGCCACCTCAGGTCCCCAGCTCTGGGCACAGAGGCAGCCAGGACGGCTTCCAAAGCGGACAGCGATCAGAACCATCTGGTGCGGCCAGCGTTGATTCCAGCGGCACTCACCGTAGTTGTTGCGCCGCATCGAGCAGCCGTAGTTGCTGGCGATCGTGACCGGGCACTTGGAGACAGCGATCGACCTCGCACAGTCGTCGAATCCGCGGCAAAGGCTGGTTGTCTTGACGGGGTGGTCGCGAGCAATGGTGTCCAGCTTGCCGCCATCGTTCTTCCCGCCACAGCCATATGCACCCCAGTTCTTTGCCTTGCGACTGGAGTACTCACCGAGGTTGTGATCTGGGTTGCCAGTCTTATCGCTGTAGTTCATGCGGTAAAGGATTCCCCAGTCACGCATGAACTTTGCCTGGGCACCACCGTAGCTGCCGTCAGACCAACCACCAAAGCTGATGCCCTCGGCTTCAACTCGGCCGCCGCCATACAGCGGCTCGGTCGCCGCCTCCATGAACCGGCCTTTGGCTCGTCGCTTGTAGCAGATCTTGGCAGTCAGGATGGTGGCTGCAAGCTCAGCTCCCCAACTAACGCAGTCGCCGATACCTTGGGCTCCACGTCGGTAGTTTGGATTGCACCAGAGAAGCGGAAGCCAGAGGTGCGTGTCCTTAAGGTTCTCATTGCGAATCTTGTGGTTCGCCAAGCTGAAGATGGGATGCTTGTTGGCCGGATCGTTGACACACGCCTCAACGCCTTGCCGGTTTTCCTTCCACCCCATCAGCTGTGTAAAGTCTGGCATTACTCACTTCTCAGTCGCTTGACGAAATCACGTATTACCCCGATCGCTCGACCCCTCGTTACACTGTCGAGCTTCCTTGACTTGGCATCGTTGTTGAGCGCCTCCAGTTCCGCACCGAGTGCGTTGATCTTGGACTTCTCTTCGGCAGTGAATGCTCGCTTGAGGAACACTCTCGCGGCCATCTGGGCAACGTACTTACCAAGGTCCGCCAGGAACTCGAATCGGCGTTCCTTGGTATCGGGCGCTCCATCCACCTCCAGCTGGCCGGCCAGCTCTTCCAGCAGAACAGCCAGCAAGTCGTCCGTCGGGATCTCTGGCTTCTTCTTCTCGTCGCTCTTATCGCCGCCACCCATGAACATGAACAGCAAAAGAGCACCGATGATCAGAATCCACCCGTTGCCCTGTGGCGGGTTAGCTTGTTGGTGTGTTGTGGTCATCACTGTTGCCATCGTCGCCTCCGTGGGCTTTGTGGACTTCAGACATCAAGTCCAGGGTTTTCTTTGCCAAGGCCGGCTTGTTGTCCATCGCGAAGCTTGACGCGAGACGAGTGAGCATCGCGCACTTCTGTTGGCATGTCTGCATGGGCTCGGCCACAGGGACAACTCGCCGTTGGCGGTTGAACAGCCCACCCAACATTTCCAACAGACTGTCGGCGATGCCACCGCCTGCGTTACCTCGCAAAAAGAAGACTGCAATCACGGCGATCACAATCGTGCCCATCGGGCTTCCGTCAAACACTTTTGTCAACAAGTCACGAATTACGTCTGCCATCACATCTTCCTTTGTGTGTCACCCCAAATGAGCGTGGCGATGACGCCCGCCACGTATTTGGCGTTCTCGTGGTCAATTTCGATGTTCAGATCCTTGCCGAACAGAAGAATGACTGAGGTGGTTATGCCCAGCCAAAACCTTCGCGAGGACAACACGCCCACGAGCTTGCTTGGCGTGATGTCGGGCGGCTGGTTGATGAGACCAGGGTCCAATGGCTGCTGAGGCAGTGGCTGATTGTTCATAGCTTCCCTTCGTTATCGTTTGTGGTACTTGAGCCAACCCCACGCACGAACGGCGCTGTAGATCCAACCGATCCGCCACCGAGGCACGTCGAGATCGATCATCGCCTGACGGAATATGGCATCTCCAACTGCCCGGTCGCACTCGGCTTCCTTGGAGCACAGCCAGTCGTGGACAACCGCTGCGAACCGATGGTCGCCAGTTGGGCTGAACACAAGCCGGGCCCACCAGGGTATGGATGCATAATCAGTCTCAAACCCAGCCGGAACGGTGACGTCGATGGAAAACGAGCTTCTGTGCGTGTACGTGAAGTCAGCGAGCAGCCGCACGACATGGCGACCTTTGATGGTTCGTCCGGTGTCTTCCGTTTTTAGTCGGCTGAAGAAACTCATAGGCGCATGCCCCACAACACAATGGAGCCAGCGCAGCATCCAGAAATCATGTGTTGTGAGGCGTGAGGTGGCTGCGCTGGGCTTCGGTCAAATAAAAAAGGGACCGGCATTCCGCCGGTCCCCAAATGACCAGTGAGATTTGGGCTCAGGTTGGCTAGCTACTTCCAACCGTTTGGCCGCAGGTTACCGACGAATCGCCGGTCCCGTTGTCGTCAACGAAGGGAGTTGACTGGTTCGTTCAAAGTACCACCTTCGGAACAAAGCCTTCTGAAACTCCCTTCGCTTATCAGTATTACCCGCTTTCGGAAGTTTCCTCAATATCGCGTACTTTCTGGTGCTCCCCTTTGGTAACGCACTCCACGCAGTTTCGGTGGGCTCGATGACGGAACGCCGGCACCTTCCTTACCGTCGTTTGGCAGTCGTGATGGCTGCAATGAAACACCTCCACTGGCTTCGTTGCGCCACACCCGCAGTCCTGCGGTGCGATCGTGCGAATAACCTCGTCACCTCGAGCTGGACAATACGTTCCGTAGTCTAAGATCGTGCCGTCGCGATGACCGATCACTGCCCGACACGAGCAGTGCAGCGGAAAGACAATGTCAGCAGGATACTTTTGTTCGCAGAGAGGACAGAACCAAACGTCAGGCACTAGATGTCCCTCGCTCGAACGTATGTGAAGAGTGTGTCACAGGTAGTCGCGTTGCCTTCAGGCTGAGGGAAGATCACGTCCATGTCCTCGCACTCAACCTTCCCCACGAATGTTTTAATCCAGGTCTCATACTCAGGCTGGCTCGCGATGTAGGCAACTGCCTTCAGCACGGTCATTGTCGTCACGTCATCATCTTCGTCGTACGACATTGTCAGACGGACGATTCCTGTTGAATCCGGATCACTGAAGTCACACGGGACGGTTCCAGCTGAGTGCTCGTGTTCCCACACGCAATCCGGAGCGAATCCACCAACGTGCAATAGCGAATAGGATCCGTTGTTGTTTGTGCAGCAGGAATTCGGTGAACTACTGAACCCAATGAAGTCGAGAACGAGTGAGGCGGGGACAGCATCTTCGCAGGCCTTGCAGTCATCGCCATCTCCGCACTTGGCACACCCAGCCAGGTCGCGGTCGCGGTGGGTCCGAGATCCCTTCCAGTCATCGACCGTAACTGCACCAACGGTCGTGCTTCCTTGACCGCACCCGAACCCTGCCTTCGTCCCCTCTCCGAGGTTAAGGATCGGTGTCGTAAGAGTCACCGTGTTCAGGCTCGCGTTCCCTGGAGCATTGTCTGGTGCATCTAACACCGTCGTTCCGGTCTGTGCGTACGTTGCGGTGACCGTCGCTCCAGTCGGCTCTACGCAAAGCGTGATCCGATATCCTGCTCCCGGTTGGCCCGACATCGTCTTTTGGGTCGTTTGTGCAACCTTCCCGCCAGCGGTCATCTTGAACATCTGGAGGGTCGCGTGGCCATAGAAGTACTCGACTTCAACAAACCAGTAGTCTGTGTCGTTGCGATAACCGGCGATCAACCGGACCTGTACTCCGACCTCGGTGCCGCGCAACATACCTTCGATGATCTGGCCATCGAGACGAATGTGCCGATCGAAGATGTCACTGAGGATGATGCAGTCGTTGCCGGTCATTGCGGCTTTGTTTTCGTCGATCTCCGCGCTGCCAGCTTGGTTCGTCCATTCGCACCCAAGATCGCTGGCATCGTCTCGATCGAAGTCGTCCGCGTGCATCTCGCAGCTCAGAGCGCACGAGATGCACCCAGCTGCAATCTTGTGAAACAGGAAGTTGTCGACTTTGTTGCTTGAGGCATTTCGGAATCCAGCTTTGGTTCCTGTGCCCATCGTCTGCGACGCGTCTTCCTGGCGGACCATCCATGGCTCACCCTCTTCACCGAGAATCATGCCCGTAAGATGCACGCCATCGTGGCAGCCGCGGATCGTGTAGACCTCTTGCTTGACGAAGTCTTGCAGCTCCCAGCCAGTGCCCAACTCCGTAAGCGTGCCGCCCTCCTTTTCGTAGAGTGCAAACGTCGCACAGTCACCCGAACCTGGAGTCAGTCGCACCTCGTGATAGTTGTCTTCGTCCGTGTAGTTGAGGATGACGCTACCGAATCCTCCACTGTCACTGTCGATGTAAATGTCGCCCTGGACCGCGTGGGCATCTCCCGAATGGGTGTTGTTGTGAACGATGGTCCCTGCTGTCGTGCAGTTCAGAGTTCCACCACTGATCGAATGCGCGCCGCTCGGCTGGGAGTAACTACCGATCGAGTCGCTTGAGTATTCGTCCTGAGCAACAACACAGGTCACTCCGGCGCAGCACTTGTTCCGACGCCGACTCATTCATTTCCTCTTAGCAGTGGAAGTCCGTGAAGTGCCATTCGTCTTCGTCGCGGAAGTACTCAAAGATCACTTCAACGCCAGCATTCAGGGTGTAGTTGTTGTCAATCCATGAGTGCTGGACAGTGATGTACACATTCGGATTGGTCGCAGCACCTTGCACCCACACCAACACTTCGCCAGATCCACCAGGGCTGATCGTGACGCCCGTCTTGATCTTTCCTTTGCGTCGCAGCCCTTGCGATCCGACAACCTCATACCGGTGACGAGCCTGGGAGAAACGCACTTCCACTTGCTCGGTCGGCAAGAGGAAGTTGAGGTGATGCGGATCGTAGATCGTGACTTGGTTGGTAGAGTCTGCTGTCCACACGTCATCGTTTGTCGGACTGGCCGTTTCCGTCCACGTCACCGTGTCTGCCAAGCAGCTCTCGCCAGGATCGAGCTTTGTGCTGGCCGCAACCTGCACGACCATCGTCTCGGGGTCACCAGCTGCGATGTGAGGAATGTCAGGCCGCAGCTGTTCTGTGCGTTCGAGTTCGTATTCCATCACGCTCCCTGTCTGCTTGTCGGCTCATCAAGATCCAACGTTATCTCTTGCCTCAGCACGTCATATGCGATCGCCACGACCATTGGGTATCGAGGTGTTCCGGCCGTTGGGTGCGTTGAAGTGAAGTTGATGTTCCTCGGGCGAATGTCGGATATCGGCTTGCCGAGGAAAAAGTCAGCGTCACTGTCGAGTCCTTCAAGGACGATCTTTCCGTCGATCGTTGACTTGCTCCACTTGCCCAGGATGTCCTTGGCCATGTTCAGCGCGGCCGGAGCATCGTTCCGCTCATGCAACGTTGGGCTTGACGAGGAGTCCCAGAACAGCGAGTTGCGATCGAGAAGGCGAAGCTTGTAACGCTTGGCCATGTCGACCACCATGTGCTTGCCATCAACCAGCAATGACTTGCTGACACCAAGGTCATCGTAGGCAACGACCTTAGTGTCACACTTGATGCGTGCAGTCACGCGAAACTTCACGGTGCCAACGCCGAGGTTGATGTAGTTCCCCGCCGTCGGTGGCTTTGACTCGTTGCCGATCCGGATACCGCACTCGTTCTGCAGAACCTGAACACGACTGGCATCAGGAAGTCCTGGCATCTTCTTTGTTTCACCACCAACAAGCGTTCGCTTCCAACCGAAGATCGATCCCCAGTTTTGGCCGCCGTCAGTGCTCCACTCGATCTCGATGCCCTGGACCTTGCCTCTTGGCGTTCCGCTATCGTCGGTCGTGATCGTCGGCAAGAACTTTCGGCGGTGCTGATACTCGACAGCAGACGATGCTGGGAAGCCGTTGGCAACCAATACTGATCGCACAAGTCCCTGGAAGTCGAAGGACTTATCCAAGCCAGCGCGAATTCCCGTGTAGTCGCCTGACTCGTTCAGCACCCAGTCACGCCACACGCGATGCAACCCCAGATCCTCCCAGTCCTCGTGCGACTTGCGCAGCGTCAGTGGTTCACTCCCATCGAGTGACTCATCCCATCCAGGCACAAGCTCAACCGTTGCCTCGATCTCTACATGATCGCCCAGCACCGTGACCTGATTTACGGCTTGATCGCTAACGTCGTAGTTCACGCTGGCACGCGCCGCTTGGTCCACTGTCGGGTTCACCAATAAACCAACTTCCTGCAGCGTCAGCCACGAGACGGCCCCAGTTCCTCGCTCGAAGATGGTGATCTTGCCCTTGCCAAGATTGGGGTACTCTACCTTCCAATCGTAGCCGTAGGGTCCAAGAACCTCGCTGAGTGCTTCGGGCAATCGAGTGCCTTGCTCGATCACGATGTTTCGTACCAAGCTCCGATCGTTTGACAGAACGTTGAAGCTTGCGGTGTCCGGATTAAGGACGTACTGCTGTGATGAGTTGGCAAACCTGCAGAGGTAGTTGACGACATCGCGCAAGTTCCAGAAGTGCACCGTCGCGGCGACGGATGGAATTGCGTCCGCCGCAACAGCTGTGTCGATTGCAAGCTGAAATGGGGATAGCGACTTGGGGTCGACGAAGGCAAAGATCAACGGAGCACTGGCAAGCTTGTTTGGTGTGATCTTTCCGTCGAGAAGAGGGTTGAACACAAGGTCGGAGTGGATCTCGTGTGTAGTCCATTGGCTCGGCGGCGATCCCGAGTGATCACTCAACGCGCGATTGGCGATAATGGTCGATAATGGCTTGCCGAACATGTGATGATCGAGTCGCGAAGTCGCAATGATCGCGTCCTCCACGCCACTCAGCTCGATCGATCCGGCAGAGATCCGTCCGTGATGAACCTTCTTCACCCCGTTAACGGTGGAGATGTGCACCTCGACAAGCTTGTTTTTGAACAACGATTGGAGACTGGTTTCCTGAAGTGCAACTGGTCGCTGGCCTGCTGCTGGTATGCTCAGCTCAATCGTTGCGTAATTGGTCTTCTCTCCAACGGTTCGGCCAACACTCAGCAGTTGCCAGAATCCGCTGGCAACTCCATCGATCAATACGGTCGTTGTGGCTGCGTCTCGCGAGGGCATTTATCCTGTCACCTGATAGAAGTGCAACATTCCGTTGATGAACCAACCACCATCCACGGTGCCAGCGTGATCTTTCAATGGTGATGCATGCTGTTGGCCGGGGAGAGGCATCGGCTCGAACCCCACAAACGTGCAATCGGTGTATGTCTCGGTCTCGCTGTCGAGCGTCACTGTGAGAGTTGCGTTAGTGCCAACGTGGCCCCGCATTTCGTCCTCAAAGTCTTGCAATTTCGCGCGAGTGGTGTAGCTGTTGTAGATCCACATCGGCACATCGATCTGTGCACCGCCGGTTCCAAGGACGATTTCAGAGTCGCCGCGCAGGCCGGGGAAGTGCGTTCTCTTGACGTGCAGTTCCGGTGGCTTCACCACAGCGAGCCCGTTCTTTCCATTCACCGTCAGCGATCCGTGTGTAACTGTCATTGGTTCTTCGCTTGTAGTCTCTTGGCTTTTGGTTCAGCTGGTTCCTGGCGAACGGGAGGTCCGTCGGGAACAACTCGCTGCGGTTTGTCCCCCTGTTTGTTGATGGCGTCGGCGACATCTCCCAGCTTGTTGACGACCTGCTGGCCCTGCTGCTTGGTCATCGGAGCTTCGCCAGCAGGCGCGATGTTCATGCCTGGGGCAACGCCGAATGATTGCAGGGTTTGGTCAGCGAGCTGCCGTTCCTTTTGTCGCTCCTTGGGATCAAGAAGGCGATCTTCTCGTTGATCTTCCCTTCGCTGCTTCATCAGCGTTCTCTGGCGGTCTCGCGCAAGTTCAAACTGCTCAATTGCCATCGCAAGGGCTCGCGCCTTCGCAACATCCTCTGGAGCGGCCTCGACTTCCATCGCAGCAGCCCCAGGACCGAAGCCACCAACCATACGTGTAGCGAGAAGTTTCTGTCTTCTGGCTTTCAACTCGTCGACCGCTGCCTGCATTTGCTCTACGACCGTGCCTTTTTTGGGGAAGATATCCTTGATCAGTTTCTTGACATCCGCTTCAGCGCCGAACATTCCGCTCTGCAGCAAGGTCTTGGTGACGCTCTCATTGATCGTCTCGCGAATGCCCTCGTCCAGTTGTGCACGCATTTGCCTTTCGCGGCCGCGGTCCAAATCTCGCTTCAATGTCGCTAGTTGCTGCGACCGACTGGAGTTGATCTGCCTTTGAAACCGCTCCTGCTCGGCAACGTCCTTATCACTCAGGTTCCCGATGCGTTTTCGCAAGTCTTGCATGCTTCTCACGCCAGTGGACCCTGGAACCGTCAGTTCCGCAGCGGCTACCTTTGTTTTGACTTCTGAGCGCGCCTCACCCTTGGGGAGTCGATCGCTTCGCCTTCTTTCGTCTTCAAGCTGCTGCGGTGTAAATCCAAACGTTCCGAACATGCGACGACGCGCTTCGAGATTGCCTTGGACAAACTTCAACTGTTGCTCGCTCGTTCCCTTGAATCCAAGTTCCAGCGTGATTCGCTTCATGTCCGCAAAGAACTTTTCGATCTGGGTTGCGCTTTGCCGACCAGTTGGATCCTCCGAGCGCTGTGAGATCTGAGCGGCAACCCCAGCAAGGAAGTTAAAGTCGTCCCGTTCTCCGGTCTCAGACGTTGAAAAACTGCGGGACTTCATGATTGATGGCAGCAAGTTGCGCGATAGTGACGCCATGTCTGTCACGCGGGCGGTCGTAAACAGTCCCGAGACACCACTGAGTGCCTTGTCGGCACTCACGTTGAACTCCTTGATGACCGCAAAAGCACCTTCAGTAAGCTGAGCCAGCTCGGCAGGCTGGTCAGCCAGGTCGGGACGAAGTCGTGCGCTTTTGGTTAGCACGTCCACAGCTTCTGCCGCCGTTCGTTCACCACGAGATGACAGCGTCGTTTCCGCAGCCAACGCTAGCGACTTTTTCGAGACACCAGTTTCTGTGGATGCTCGCTCCAGCCGGTCATCTAGCTCCTGCGGTGTCAGGTCAGCACCACGACCCAAAGCATTCAACGCACGTCGCATCGCATTCGCTTCACTGATGTTGAGGTCAGCGATCTCTCGCCGCATCTGCCGCTGCCGTTGGATGTTCGACATGATCATGTTCTGAATCGTCGACAGTCCCTGCATCATCGATCCCATGCCCGCACCAGCAGCCAGAGATCGGGCCATCTCCATTCCCCACTTACGAATGGTTGAGCCGACGGCTTTACCTTGACGATTGAACTTCTGCGTCGCTCCCTCCATTCGTTTCATCATCGAGTCAAACTGCTGAGCAAACTTCTGTAGGTTCGCGACAGCAGCTTGCTGGGCAACGAGCAGTTCGATTTGGGCAGCGTTCTTCGCCATGATCTATGTTCCTATGCGAGGTCGAAGGACACGTACTGGTCCTCTGACTCCCACCGTCCGGACAGGATATCTTCAATGCCAAGAGCAGTCGCCAGGGCGAGCATCATCGACTGTTTGTCGAAGAGCCCCAGCTCGTTGGCGATCTCGTTGGTCACTCGGTAGTTGAGTGCCATCATGTCGCACAGCAGCTCCAGTCCGTCGTGCACAGGAAAGACCTGCGTGGTGGGACTGAAGTTCTGCGGATCAAGATCTTCTGAGCGATGCAAGTGGTTGATCCCCAAAGCTTCAAACATCGCGTCCCTGATCGCCTCGCAGCGATCGGCAATCGATTTATAAGCTGGCTTCGGTTTCCCAACCCATTGGCGAAACTCGTTTCGGTCATAGGTCATGGGCAGGTGCTCATCCTGGGGAATGAGCCATTCCATGCCGTCGGCCATCTCGACGTTGCGACCTTCAATCGGATTGCGGTGAGCTAGTTCGCGCGGAACTGGCGGGCGATCGAGAGGGATGCCAAGCCAGAATGTTTCGTCCTCGCTGAACACCCATCGCTGATTGTCAGGGTTGTACTCAAGAGCCGGATCTACGTCGGGATTCCCCGTCAACCACGTACAGAACATGCCACGCGTGTCCGACGGATTGCGATCGCATTCAAACCAATCAGGACCACCGCTGCGACTCAGCGCACCCAGGCCGATCTTGGACAGGTTGTCTTGGCTCGCACCAAAGGCATCGGGAATGAAGATCAGATAATGTGACACTCGGCCCTCGCTCGTTTGATTAGCTCGCTGGTGATTCTCTCGTAAGTCGGGTTTTCGTTGATAGTGCGGATTCGCGCCTCGTAGTCACCAAGCTGGTCGCACAGGATGTAGTTGTCGAATGTCGTTGGTGGCTCCCCGCCTCCCGTCGCGCGCCACCGCAAGTGCTGTAAGTACCTGGGCTGGCTGATCCTGAATCCTGTTTTGCGAAGTTGGCGATACTCCAATATGTCAGCGATGTCGAACATTGACGATATGACGCGAGTGAGTGACTGTGAGTCGAGTAGGCATCGCGCGATGATGTCTTCCTCGTTCAACTCGTAGTTCTCTTTCAAACCGCCGATTGCCAGTTCGATTGCATCCTCCGTGGTGACGAGATCGGCAACGCCATGATGCTTGCCGGCACCTTGAACATGCCCTTCGTTGACCGTATCGATGATGGTCAACAGGTCGAACAGCTTTGTTTGAATCGTCGCGGTTCTAGGGCATTCCGGAGCAGGGGGGACGAGCCATAGCTTGCCGTCTCCGAGTTCTACCAACCTTCCGGAAGCACTGTCGCGCGCTGGAGCGTCAGTGACATCCATGTACTATCTATCCTGCGGTCCTCACTTCGTCACGAATCGTACGTCGCTGGCTACCCCGTGGCGTCGGAGGTCGCGTCAACGCCTCATGAAACGGCCATCCTGAACGGAGCCGCTCCCACAGTGTGTCGTAGGATACGCGGCATCGGGAATCGTCCGCCCACGCCGCAAGGCACTTTGTCTCTCCATCTAGAGTCTGGAATGGAGTGTTGCGGCGATTTCGATTGTTTTCTTTGCACGTTACGAAACGGATGTTCCCAGGCTCGTAGTTGCCGTCGTTGTTGGGATAGCGATCGATCTGCAGCCCTGGCTTGTATCCATGAGCGAGTGCGTAGTCGCGAAACACTTCATATGACTCTTTCCACTCGTCACACACGGTGATACCGCGACCACCATAAAGCAGGTAGTTTGGCTGGTTGGGATCGCAGCACCGAAGTTTTATGTTGTGCCAACAGTTGTGCAGTGGCGTCCCCGTCTCCCCGTGGGTGGTTCGCTGCCCAAGCTGACGTCCAACATCCACGCGATGGCATCCGCAGGATTTCTGGAAATCACGGATGAGATCTGACGGGTAGACAATCTTGTGATTGCCGCAATCGCACTGCACGACGCACGCCCACTTCGGTTTCCCTTTTTCTGGAAACAGTCGGAACTGAGGACCGACAACAGTTAGCTTGTGGAACCGTGAACCAACCTCAACTTCTCTCCATGAATAACGCAGCCTAAACATCGCTCTAGCCTATCAGGTTGTCGTTGATCGATTCCCCAGACGCTGTATTCGATGGTAACTGTTTTTTCGGTAATCCATACAGGCGATGAAACGCCTTCTGGAAGTCACCTCGCTGATCGTTCGTAACTGCAACGCTGAACGCGTCGTTGACTGCAAAGTTCTGGCTTCCCTGGAACAGGGCGATGTATGGTCCGCCGACGTAAGCTTCGGTCATCGGAACAACTGCAACGTCGTCAACGAACACATTCGTTCCGACGGAGATATGGGTCTCTACTTTGAACCGAAACTCGACCGTTGATGGCACTGGATCCGGAAGTCGGAAGACCGTGCTGTAGGGAGTCCAGTTGGTTGTCGCCACAACCAGATTAATCCCGAAGTCGTTATCGACTCCCTCGTCATCTGCGATGATCGCTGCGCTGTCATAGAAGGACAGGTTCAGCACGCCAGCAGCTGGAGCTACATCTACCTTCAGTCGCACTTGAACTGCATACGGAACGTGTGCCTTCAGTCCCGTGATCGCCTGCGACAACTCAATGTTGGTTGCCGTGCCACCGATGAACTTCAGCGCCTTGGATCCGCGGAACACCGTGCTGGACTCTTCGGCAATGTCCGTTCCACCGGTTCCGGTGTCCAGGCTCCACGATGCCGGGATGTTCGCAGCCCATGCTGCCTCAAAGTCGCCATTGGCCAGCACGTTAACTGTCGTGGCACTGGGGCTGCCTACGGTGAGCGTAGCAGCCCCACCCGATCCACTGGGCCACGCGTGATGCAACTTGTCAGTCGACTTGTCGCGTTCACCACTAATGGAAAAGGACTCTGAACCGCCGGTTGTGTTTGCCGTGCACTTAACGATGATGTCTTCCTGAAGCACGTTCTCGCGAGTCTTGCCGTTGCCGTCGAGGACACTGGTGACCATCACGCCATTGCCTACGGACGATCGCCACACGCCACCACTGGTGTAAGCCGAGTGAGCCAAACCGTTCTCGTCCTGCAGCTCGAACGTGTTTGTTGCGACGGATCCGGCAATGAATTGGCGATCGTTGATTTGTGTATGACCACCGACTCCAGTGATCGTCACGATGTCGCCATTGGACAGTCCGTGCCCGTTGCTGGTGACCACAACAGGATTGGCTTGCGTGGTGTTGGTGATGACTCCGTTCTCTGGACCATCCACCAGTGATGCGATCGTTGGCTCGTTGCCAACGATCGACTCGCTGTTCTCCTCCATCTGGCGGATCAGCTCATCCAACGCCAGCTCGACTGTCTTGCTGGGAAGCGGATTGTCGGCATCGACAGTTTCGATCAGCGTCTTCTCTGCCCATTGCTGAAGAGCAAGGCGAATGTCGTTTGCCCCAGAGTCCTGAAGGCCAGTCAGTGCAGCCAGGATCTCTGTGGTCGTCGAACGGATGTCGTTCGACGAGGCATCGAACTTCACCAGGGCATCGTTGATCTCGGTTGGCAGATCTCCCGATGCACTTCCACCGATGTGGGTATTGAGGACGTTGAGCGCATGGACGATCTTGCCAATCCGATCAAACAGCCCGGTTCCACCGTCGAATGTTATGGTCACAGTTACTACTCGTCATTGGACTCATCGTCGTCGTCATCGCCCAGGGCGAGCGGCTCTGGCTCTGGATCGGTAACGATTGGAGCTGGCGGCGGGCCAGCTAACCGCACGGCCTTCGCATCCTCTTCCTGCATGGCCAGCAACGCGACGAGGATCGGATCTTCTAGACTGGTTGCCAGAAAGGACATTCCCGTTCCACACTTCAGGCAGTTCACCTGCACGTTGATGCGTGTCTCGTGCTTTTCGCTTGCAGGAAGTTCAGAGGTGGCGACGTCGACTTTGGGAGGCATGCAGTCGCACTTTAGTGCTTCACTCATGGCTACTCTCTATTACGGAATTGCGCTGTTGGTTACCGTTGTGATGGTGCCTGTTGGACGGACAGAGAAGGTTTGCTGTCCGTCCTCGGTTCCCTGAACTGAGGCTTCGTCGAGTCGCCAGTAACCTGCGGTGCAACCGATCTTGCAGTGCACTGTCGATGCAGCTGGCTCACGAGTTCCACCAGCAAGTCCCTTCTGCAAGTAGATTGCCAGAGAACTGGTTACGGTTCGTCCAAACATGTCCAGCGCTGCACCCACTGCCCAGTCTTTGGTGACGAACGTGAACACTGGCTGACGAGTGACAATCGCTCCAGTCTTCGCATAAGCGTCGCCATTGAATGCCTCAGCCACATAGTTGATCCCGTAGTCAACGGTGATCGAGGTGATGCCATCCAGCTGAGCCGCGTTGTGATAAACCGGACCCAAAAAGAAACGGCTGTTGAATGCGGGCGTGGCTTCGGAGTCGATGTCGACCGAGGCATTGTGAACCAGTGGCTCTGTCGTTGTTCCGTCCCACAGCGGCGTGAACTCGGACTGCAACATTGCACCGTCGGTGTCATCCTGCGATGCCGTGATCGTCGTCGGTCGCAGGAAACCATTGGTCGACGTGTAGCTGTGGTTGCTGCTGCCCGTTTTGAACGTGCCGCCGTCATCGCGACGCTGGAAGTAGAACGTCGATGCACCTGCAACGGCCAAACCGGCTGTCGCAGAAACGGTTCCGAAGAACGTGACCAAGTCTCGCGTTCGCAACCCAACCGTTGGAGATGCAGAGCCGATGCCAACGTGGGCGCGATCGACTGCACCGCCAGGGATTATTTCCGCTTCGGTGGCGTTGGTTGATGGATCAACACCATCCACCTGATCGAGAGTCAACGTGGTACTCGGAAGCGTGTAAATGAACTTCGCGGTGTACAGTGAGGATCGGACGGTCATGTTTCAAATCCTTATTTACAGAGCCGCAACCTTGGCCGCGAGCTTTTTGCGTAAGCGAGGCGCATCGGCAAGTTCTTGCTCGAGAAACTCTTTGTAAAACTGGGCCATGTCGTCGGCCGCACCCCGAGATTCATCCTCGGTCCAGGCACCGATTTCCTTAGCCATCTGAGCCTGCGTGACACCCTTTCCGTCCTTGCCACCATCCATCTCCAGATTGACGGGAAACGGGAAAGTCAGATGCATCGTTCCTTTCATCACCGACTGGGCACTGCCACCAACTCGAATGACAGGGAACTGGCTGGTCATGTGATCTCGGGTCTTACCGGTCTTCACGAGGTCGGTGACGCTGTTGAACTTCTGTTTCTTCACCGTCCGCGTCCGCGTCTTACGCGGCATGTGGTCGTATCGTGATCGGTTGCCACGCTGAAAGTGCTTGGGGAGTACTTCCAAGCGATGCTTCAGCAACGTGGTCCGAACTGCGTTCTTGGATGCACGGTTGTGGATGCGCATGAAGCGAGCGCTGTCGTGAATGGGAGCTGGTGCCGTAATGGCGAATCCAACTTCCGGCAGTGCTGTGACTCCAAACGGCATCAGAAATAACTCACTTGAAAACCGGCGTGCCAAATCTGCTTGAACGTCTCGCCTTCTTCCGGATCGGGCAGCTCCATCTCAGCGGCATCGATTTCAAAGGGACCACTGGTCTTTCGGAAGCCGACGACGTTCAGGTGCGTCTCGCCAGAGACTGGTGTTCCTTGCCCCGAGTTCTGCCCCATCTCGTTGATGATTGCTTCGACTTGTGTGATGAACCAACTCTCCGCATCCTCTTCCTCATCTGCGTACTCGGGCGGTATCGGAAACTGAAACGACACCGTCAGGAATGCGTTTTCGATGTGGAAGAAGTTGACTCCACCTTTGACGTAGTCCAGTGGTTCGTCTTCGTCGGACACCACTGCGATCGGCGGCAGGTGGTTCTCTCGCAGGACCTCGTTGCGGTCGTATGGCTTGGCTGCTGGGTAGTGGATCCGCTTGCGTGCTGTAGCTTCGTCTGCCGCCTCGACCACACTCCGGAACGTGGCACTCGACCCAATCAGCAACTTCATCCGATAGGGACCTTTGAAGATTCCTGTTGGTAGCGGTGCTGTGACCATGGGTTATCCGGAATTCGTTTGTCTGGCGACCAACAGGTCCTTTCGGTGAACTGCCAGTACGTCGAACATGCCTGCGTCTCGACCAAGAATCCTTTTGACTGCGTAGACGCTGCCGTCAGCGATCTTGATCAAATCAGGGTCACTCTTGCTCGGCCTGATTCGGATGTTGCTGATTGCCGTCTGTGGAATGGAGACGACGATGCTTTCTCGAATCGATCGACCCTGTGATGTGTTGTGCGTGATGCCATCGCCTCGCGCTTCGCGACTGCCTTCAAGGGCATCCTCTTGAACGATCGCCTGGGTGGTTACCTTCTTTGCTTGTTGTCCCTTGGGGAATATCTCGATCTGCTCGTTGAACTCTTCCGCATTGCCATCGGAGTCCGTCGGCAAAAAGACGTCCAAGATGTCGGATGACAGAAGTGACTTGAGCGTTGCCATAAACAAAAAGGCAGGCTGCCGGGGGTAAGGCACCCAAGCCATGTACCCCCGACAGCCAAACCTTGTGAAGGGTTAGTTACACGCCGGCTTGCCAGCGGTACTTCATGCCGAACTGGAACAAGGACACGGCAGGCGTGCCAGTACCAGAAGCCTTTTGCAACTGCACGAACGGCTGGACAAGGTCGCCGCTTGCGGACAGTGCACTCATGTCGAACGTGGTGGTTTCGGCCACTCGCTCGCCATCGAAGTAGAACTTGACGTCGGCCAAGCCTGCACTGAGATCGACCAACATCTTCTTGTAGGTCGTGCTCAGCGTCTTGCCACTTGCCACGTCGTTGTTGTCAACGGAACCAGAGTCGGTTTCCACGACAACGTTGCTCGTGGAGGCAGAACCTTCCATTCGGAACCACGCGTTGGTGGTCACGTCGTCAGCAGTGTCGTCTTGCTCGCTGCCCAGGCCCATGACGAGCGTGGTCACGGAATCGATGCCAGAGACTTTCGCGATCCACCAGATGTGTTCGATGTCGCGAATGTCGTAGGACAGCAAGTCCTCGTGATAGAGAGTGACGATTTCCGCTTCACTGGTGGCAGCCAGGGTGATGTCAAACGAACCGCCACGAATGGCAGTGTTGACGAAGCTCGGTGTACCGCCAGAGCTGGTGTCTTTGATTGCCCACCCGTTTGACGTTCCTGCCGTCAGGTCGAGTGGTCGATCGAAGTTGTCGATGTAAGTGCTTACGCCGCGATGAATCATGTGTAAATCCTTTTTTCGGGTTTGGCTGCACCTGGCTCGGTGCTCTCCCTTTGAAAAACGGGTTTATGGAAACTGAATGACCCCGCCCTGGGAGTGAAGGGTTCCCAGGACGGGATCGAGTCAGGAAGCTAATTACGCACCAGCGTTTCGGACCACACCGCGGTGATCGATGGCTTTCGCTGCGAACGTTTGGATGATGCTGAACTTACGAGCCTGCGTCTCTTCGTCGATCCAGTCGACGGTCATCGGAGTCTCTTGCCCTTGCAGGAAGGTGACTTCGATCGTGTCGATCTGTGCCGGATCAGCGAACAGGTAGTACTTGGTTGCACTGTCGGCATCCAAGAGAGGCTCAACGATGGGCTCAAGAGTGCCAGCGGTGTTGAATACCGCGCTGCTCTTGTTGTCGGCCGGATCTGCACCCGAGCGAACAACGACCATCGTTCCTTGTTCCAGGGCGGCCGGAACAACGATGTACTTGGGAGTGAGGTTCAAGATGTCATCGCTCTCGTTGTTCTCAGGCGTGTTCAAGCCACGCATGAGTCGCATGAGAGTTTTCATCTCGCCGATTTCCGATGTGCTCGGAGCAGCACCCGAGGTGCGATCGTTGGATCGCTTTCGGTTGCCGGTTGCCGTGCTGAACAGAGCCACGCTATCGCCGCCCATCGTCGGGTTGCTGGTAACGATGTTCCAGAACACCTTGTTGATGGTTCGGGCAGCTGCGTTGCCCATGATGGAAGGACGACGACTCAAGGCGGACATGTCGTCGTTGACGATCAAACGCCAGCTGAAGCTGAGCATTTCTGCGTACGCTTCGACGGCGTAGGTCTCTTCCTCGTTGCTCAGTGCAGCGAGTTCCGGAGCAAGGTTGTCTTGCCAGACCGGAAGGTTTGCTGCGGCCGACAACTTGGTGCGATGGATGGTCTTGAAGTCGGCAACCGACTCCGCTTGACGACCAGGACCTCGCCACGTTGAGGGTGCTTCGGCGTAGCCAGCCTGCAGCGACTTATTGACTGCATCCTGGGTAATCACCGACAGAGTACCGGTGTCGTGGTACGCTGCGTGGATGCTGGGCAAGCCAGCCAGTCGGGTGAAGCCCAAAGCGGCCATCGCGATTTGCGTGCCACTGAGGTTTCGCAGTTGCTGGTAGCTATAACCGTCAGCCATCAAGCACTCGCGAGCAATGTCGCTGAGGCGAGCGTGCTGGAAGTCTTGCCACGTCTTGCTGCGTTCGGCCTCGGGGAAGTACTTGTCCAGCTTCTCCTTGGTGCCGTGACCGGCTTGATCCAAGGCTCGCATGGACATCGCTGTCTTCAACGCCTCGCGATGGTTGTCGGAAGGCTGAGTGCCCATCGAGCTGATGCGACCGCCGAATATTCGGTTGCCGTCTGCTTGAGCTTTGACGTCGATCAAGGCGTCTTTCAGTTCAGCCTTGTCTTCGATGCGATAGAGCCGATCAAGATCGGATGCATCGATGTTATCTTTGTCGATGCCCTGGATTTCGAGCATGTCGTGGACATTCTCTTTCCGAGCTTCGAGTTCCGCCTTGGCTTGTGCCTTCTCTTCCTCACGCAACTCTTGGATCAACGACTTAACGTCGACGGCTGCAGTTGGATCGGCGGGGGGATCTGCGGGCGGATCAGCTGGGGGATCTGCTTTGCCGTAGACTTTGTCGCCGTTGGCGTCTAGCCACTCAAATGCAGCAGCGTCGTCGAGAGACGAATCCATCCCTGCAGCGACACATTTCGCTCGTAGTGCTGGAGGCATTTCATGCTCCTTGAGGTTTGATGGGGATGGATCCCCGGTAGAAGCCGGTTTCGACGGTGAAGCCGGCGGAGTAAGGCTGGCGGCCGAAGCCGCCACGCGAAGCACCTGTGCTGCACTAGTCAGCAAATCAGATGTAACGTTGACTTGTTGTTCACGAAGTCCCCACGCATCCAGAACAGCGTTGGGATCGTCGACCTCTTCTGCTTCGGTGGAGTTGGCGTCGACGATCTCGTCGATGAAGCCAAGCTCTTCCGCTTCAGCTGCGGTCATCCAGTTGTCTTTGGCGAGCAGCTCAACCAGATCGTCGTTGGACAGTCCGGTTCGCTTGCTGTAGGTCAGCCGCAGGTTGCTGTCGGCTTGGTCCAGCAGCTCGATGAAGTCCTTGATTTCTTCCTTCGTTCCATAGATGCCACCTCGAGCGTTGTGGATCATGAAGAAGGCGTTCTCGGCCATCTTGATCTGACCGGGAGATCCGGACATTGCGATCAGCGTTGCGGCCGATGCGGCTACACCCTCGATGCTGATTTCGATTTCAGCACTGTGAGCGACCAGCATGTTGTAGATGGCCGTCGCGTCGAAGACGTCGCCACCACCTGAGTTGATGCGAACGACGATCTTGTCGATGTCGCCCATCTCTTTGAGTTCGCGATTGATGCTCGCTGCAGTGACTGCATCGTCATCCCACCACGAGTCGCCGATCGCGCCAAAGATCAACAGTTCGGCTGTGTTGGAATCCTCTGCCCGCACCCATTGGATTCTCGATCGCAGCCGTTTGTTTCGTCGCTTCTTTCGCTGAGCAGCGCTTGATGCCACTGGGCGCGTTGCGACACTGCGAGGCACACTTCGCACTACCGAACCAGGGAGCTTTGCATCTGCCTCGCGGCGTTTTGCTTCACGCTTTCGCAACTCAGCGATTCGCTTCTGGAAGCTCGTGTTGGATGGCTCTTTGGTTGTCATGCAAGCACCGTGTCTTCTTCGAGTTGGTCTTCGAGCATCGTGTCGTCGTCGACGTCTTCTTCCTGTGCGTTTTGCTGCTCAAGCTGTGCCTTCTGGACCTGAACCGACGCGTCAGCTGCCTCCAATCCGAGGCCTCGCATCAGCAGTTCATCTGGAAGGTTCTTGGATCGACCCTCTTCGAGATACTCAGCCTGTTCGGACTGAATCTCACGCCAGTCGCTGCCGACTCGGGCAGCTTCGCGTTGTGGCGAACTACGTCCGCCGCGAACTCGGTTGTCTGCGGCAGCTTCGTCGTCTTTGGGATTGATGGAGCGACTGACTGGTCCCTTCCACTCGACCTTCAGCAACTGCTTGCTGCGATCGCGGAAGTCGTCCATGTCAAAGCCGTCGACTTCATCGAAGTAGCCAGCCAACACGCCTGCGTTGACGACTTCCTCGTAGACCGGCTGGTTGAAGTTCTGCCCAAACCACTCTTGGATGACTTCGATCTCGGGCCAGATGTCGTTGTCTGCGGATCGCTCGGAGCTGAAGCTCGAACCCTTGTAGTCGCCCGTGACCGTCGATGACTTGATGCCGGGCACTGAGCTTGCTTCGCCACGAAGCTGGTACTGCAGAAACGGCTCGGCTCCGCTGTTGGGCCGATTCGGGTTGATCATCTGCAGCTCGCCGGTTTGCCCGAGATTGAGCAACATGCCTGGGGTGACATGGGTTACCGTGTTGCCGTCGGCATCGGTCAGCTCAAAGTTCTCTTGCGTGCCGGGCAGCCCCATCGGGTTGGAGTTGCTGCCGGATGCCCGGTAGCCGATCACGTAGCTGCTGCCAACTTTGGCAGCAACCATTTCGCTGTTCTCGTAGTCGCGCCGATCATCGGCACTTAGCAACGTGGCGCAGAACCAGGAAGCTCCGAGGATCTGATCGATATCTTCCTCGAACAGCAGATGGCCTATGTGTTTGGCACTGACCGGGACTGATTCCAGCGTGTGATCGTTTTGAAGGAGGTGGTACTTCTTGGGGCGATTGTCGTCGTCGAGTTCAATGCCACCGTGACCCTTGCTTTGATCCAATCGCTGGATGTGCACTAACTGCAGCTGCAGAGGGATTTCGAGTCGCTGTCGACGCCAGTCTTTTGTCTTGAGATGCCGAAACCGGAAGAGGCAGCCACCACTGAGCATGGCCGATCGGAAAGAGGTGCGCTGAAGTGCCGGCAGCGTCTGCCCACCTCGGCCAGGGCGGCCTCGATAGTCGATCTCTTTGCCAGCTTCGACCCACAGCTGACCAGCTCGCTCACGGAACTCCGTCCAGGCTGATCCGTCAGGACGGGTCGCTTGGCTCATTGGAGTCTGGCCGTTCTTGCCGACGACCTTGCTGGTCAAGCTTTTGACCATCTTCCGCGTTTGCGGATTGTTTCGATATAGATTCCACGCGCGATACCGCATGTTGCGGATCTGGTCGCGTGGCAGCATGTTCTCGCTGTGCATGCCAGGGGCAGCCGGTCCAGTGCCGTGGCCGCTCTTGCCTGACTCGTATCCACCGCTGCTCGATCCGCCACCAGTCATCTGCTTGCGGATGCTGGCCAGATCGCTCTCCATCCGAATCCGATTGTGCCGCGCAACCATATGCTCGATGCGGGCGTTCTCGCGATTGCGCGCCCACGTCGGAGAGATGACGGCGATGATGCGATCGAACAGAGGGATCATGTAGACCGATGGAACTGAGCAACTGTGACCTGAGATCCAGCAGATTCGGCTTGGATCTCTTGCAGCAGCTCGCGACGTGCATCAAAGAGTTCTTTGAGGTTTGCACGCTTCACTTCTCGCTGGCGAACCGTATACGCCTGGGCTGCCAGAGCCTTTTCGATGGCGGACTCGATTTGGGCCAAGAGAGTGGAAGTTGCGACTGCCATTCGCACACGAGTAGCGAATGGCAGCCGGTTCCATCAACGTCGGAGATGGCGCGATGGTATCGCGCCGACACTTTTTGCGTGTCAGACGTATCCGTCGGTTATTTTTCGTCAGACGGAAGTGACGATTTCAGGTCGGTCGGCGTCCTCAGTGCCTTCCTCCGTGTCTTCCTCTGGCGGAACGGAGCAACCTACCAGGACGGCAAGAGCGAGTTCTACGGAATCCTGTGCGATCTGCTCAGTAGGAAGACCGTTCTCCAGTGGCATCGTTGCCATCTTTGCCGCCACTTGTGTCGCGATATCGCCAGCGAGTTTTTCAAGCTTGGAGAAGCCGCCGCCGATGACTGTCTTGCAACCAACGGCACTTTGCATGTTGACGACTGCGGCGTTCGCGTTCGGGCCCGCGACGCATTCAAACTCGACGTCAGGGGCGACGCCCGGCTGCACAATCTGTCCCTGGCCGGGTCTTCGTTTGGGTCTTTTGGTCATCTGTCTCTTTCTTCGTTTCGGTTTACTCATGCTACGTTCCTGGTGCGTGTTGGCCCGAGTAAACCTCGGACTTCTCTTCGTAGTACTCGTCGTTCACGAGAACGGCTGGCTGTCCGTTGATACGCTCAACCGTTTCCGTCACACGAACGTCGATGTGCCAGTTGTTCCCACACTGATTGCATTGGAAGTACCGCCGAAGCAAGCCGCCAACTCGACGGTGGTACTTCTGCTTCGCTGCGTAACCTTTGTAGCCACCCCAGCACGCAGGGCATCGTTTGTACGGAGGGATCTTGTCCAGATCCACCTCTTCCGGTGCTTCGGGATCCGGTGACGCATCATTGGCCGTCGCGGCCGGCGGTGCCGCGTTTTCTGGCGTCGCTGCAGAAGCGGAGTCGGCTTTCGTTTCCTCCTCCTTTTTCTTGACGTCCGGCTCTTTCGCTGGAGAGTCTTTTGTTCGGTTGTTGGGACGGTTTCTTCTAGACATGGTCACCACCTTCTGTTGGGTGTTTGGATTCCTGGGTTCACTACCTTTGCTTTGTTGGTCGGCGGTGCGATGTCGCCGGGTGGACGGATCGGTGCGCCACGAGTCGCCGCGAGAATCGCGATGTACCCGTAACGCCAGATGTCGCGATAGTCATTGGGGATGTCGGTGTTGACCCGTCGCCACGATTCACGCTCGTTGTTGTTGGAATCGTTTTCCAAGATCGACGTGTCGTTCAGCAGCTGCTCGAGAATGTCCTGGTGCTCGGCAACCGTTCCATGGTGAATGGATCCGGCACCAGCATCGCCCGGCATGACCGTATGCAAGATGCCCTCGACCCATCGCTGCGTGCGGATGGTATCGATCCAGTACAGGTGCATCCCTGGCGTGCGAGTGTTCTTGCCAAGCACGGCCAGCTTGAAGTCAGAGTCGAGCGCCTTGTTAGATCCCTTGCATGGCCAGCACTGGAACTTCTTATCCTTGACCATCTTCAAGCAGAAGTCAGTCACCGCGCTGTCGGGACGAAAGCCGTCGTCGATCAAACAGAAGCATGGCTTCTGCCCAGGCCTGTCGTCTTCGCGTTCAAACGTGCGATCAAGAATCAGGTGTTCGACTTCAGTGACATGATCCATGTCTCCGTACTCGATGCACTGATGCCGATACTCGGGACCGTAAGCAAAGACGCCGTACGGAAGAAATACTTTCTGTCGATCGACTGCCGCGACAACGTACGTCGCCCATTCGGGAATGACGGCTTGGAACTGCGGAGCGATGAACCGGCCGCCGAGGTCTTCCCAGGTAGTTGTGTGTTGCCTGATCTCGACCGTTTCCGCCAGCCAGCCGTTCTTGAAGTTGTGCATCTCCGTCGGCTTCTTCAAGCAGCTGACGTACTCGGCTGCTACGTCTCCCCAGCCAAGCGAGAGTGCACATAACGATGGCAAGTGGTAGCTGGCGTTTTCATCGTCCGGTGTCGGTCCCTCGATCCAGTCGGCGTTCTCCCATCCGTGCCATAGTTCGTCACCATCATCGCTGTAGTTGGCGATCATGTCTTCGTACCAGTGCTCGGCTGCGGCACGGGCTTTGTCGTCAATCGCCGTGCATCCCTCGGGAACCCACACGCCGTGTCGCAACATCTCAGGACGGTGATGGTCGAGAATCGGATCGCACTCGCCACTGACGCAGACGTAGTGCGCCGTCCTGCGAGCGTGTGCTTGATCCCAGCGGCCAGACGGATGTTTTTCAAACTCAAGGCGGCCAGGTCGGTCGTCAACTAGCTCGCCACGTTCGTCACGTTCACCAAAACGAATCGGCTGATACTTGCCACAATGTGGACACGGAACAAAGTAACGGCAGTTGGTTCCGCGGACCCGACGGCTTTCGATTCGGCTCTTGCCTCGCACCGTTGGTGTCGACTCGTAGATCTGCTTGCGATAACTCCAGAAGTCTTTGAAGCGTTCGTCGAACAACTTGATGGGTGATCCTTCACGAGAGGTCGAGACACCTTCCCACCCTGGCTTGTCCAATTCGTTCGCGACGCCAACGCGGATATTCTCATCCCCGAGCGTTCCTGGCGATCCGGCCCAGGCACCGACGATCTGGCAACGACGGAACTCCACCAGATCAGATGCCTGATCTCTCTTGTTTTTGTGAATGAGCCGACTTTGCACCTGCGGCATGTTGTTGATCATCTTGTACAGACGATGCACAAACTTCTTCTTCAGCTGCTTCTCTGTTTCGGTCGCCACCATCATTGGGCAGGCGTCGGTGTCGGCGAAGTAAAGCAATGCTCCTTGGCTGAAGAATGTCTTGCCCAGACGAGTGCCGAACTGCAGGGTGATCGTGCGACAGTGAATGTCGTCCAGCATGTCCGCCGGCCCGCCAGGGGCACTGTTGTGCGGATAGCTCGCGGGATCGTAAGCACGGCCAACGTCGGTCACCAAGTGCTCGACACACCATCGCGCATGACGATGCTTGGCTTCAGGCTCAAAGACCTCAAGCTCTCGGTCGCGATCGTCTTGGACGACTGTGCTCATCTACGCGGCGGCTCCGGTGGTGCAGGCGGTGGATCCGGAGGAGGATTCTTGGCTGGAGGCCTCCAGTTGACCTCGCCCTCGCTCTGCGGGCGGACGGCAATCAGCACCCACGCGAGAGCACTGAACATCAGGCCACAACAAAACCCGACACAAATCATTTCTTGTCCTTCTTGAATCGCTTGATAGCACCCATGATCGTTTCACTCGCCTCGTCCTTCACCGCTTTGATCGCGCCACGAGTGACATGCTCGCCTGCCTTCGTGTAGCGTTTCATTTCTTACCGTTACTCCTTGGCTTGGTTTTCTGCTCTCGACGAAGAGCAGCGAAGGCGTCCTCGAACAACTTTGTATCACCGTCACGAAACAAAAGTGCGAACGCGCGGGCCATCGTTTTGCCGTCGGTCTTCTTGAGGATCAGTTTGTCGACTCCAGGTGCCAACTCGCTTAGCTCGAGAAATCGGGCCAGCAGAGATGGGTCGCCGTCCTCGATAACCTCGTTGCAGATCTGGTTGAGCCGACGCATCGCAAGACCGCGCTCGCGTGCAAGACCGCGCAGCATCAAACGGATGCGTTGCTCGGAGTCTCGGATGAACTGGGCACGTCTTGCGGGCTCGATGGAAGCCGCCAGCTCGCCAGGAAGATTCTCCAATCGCACCTTGAGTTCCAGGTGCTGACGGATGATCTTGGCTTCCGCTTCGGCACGATCGATTAACGTGCCGTCTTCCTTGCGAAGCGCAAGCTCTCGTTTTTCGATTTCGAGTTCCGCTTTGCGTTCGTCCAGCTGGCGCTTCTTGCCACCTTCGTTGACGCGGTTCTCGTGTTGCTCGCGAATGCGAGCGATCCGCCAAGCGAGACACTCGGGAAGATTCCAGCGACCGTCTTCCTCTTTGGGCATGCCCATCGAGCGCCATTCGCGAATGGTGTTCGACGAACACTTGAAGAGCATGCAGACGAATCGCTGCGATGCGAAGATGAGCTTTTCGGGCTCGTCTTTCTTTGTCGCTGCCATGCACCACCGGAAACTCCACGTTCCGAACGGTGGTACATCACTCGAATATAGAGAGTTACTGCGTTCCGTCTACCTCGGAACGCTTGAACCAGTTACCGATCAAGTCCATCACGTACGACTTCGACGGCTCTGCTAGCTCCACTTCAGCACGATCGCATTCGCGTATTCGCTCCCACACTTTGGCGAGATCGATGGCCTTCTTCTCTGGCAACTTGATCGCTCGATGGATCTCTGGAACAAGACAGTTGTTCGGAGACACAAAGAAGGATCGCTTGCGTTGATAGACGCGAACTACGTACTTAGCTCGTGGCATCGTCCCACCCAATGCCCGCCAATCGCTCGGACGCCGGCCTGTCATCAGTCCAGGTGCGATGACCGTTCAGTTTGACGAGACCGTCCCAGCTGGTGAAGCTCAGCGTGCCACCTCTGGGGTCACGAAACACTGGACTGTCTGCGGCAACGAAGTCCGGAGGACACCGCTCGCCGAAACGGTTGACGACCTCGATCAGATTGTTCGACCACTTTGTGACCGTGAAGTAACTACCGACGTTCACGGATCCAACGACGCTTATTGTGGCGTCGGCGGCCGGGGCGGCAGGAACAAACCATCGAGCGAAAGGAAGCGCGGCGAGAGCACCAAGCAACGTTCTGCGGTTGATCATAATTAATGCACTTTTCGGCTTGAATTACCGAAGTCCACTCTATAGCATTCACTGTGTTACGTCACTACAACCTTTTTGGAGTCTCTCTCATGGCCATGTCTCTTGAAGACTTTGTCGCCACCAAAGAACGGTGTGAAAACCTGGGCTCGCAGTTTGGCGAAAACGTTCGCGACATCCCAGGATTCATCTACGTCGGCCATCTCTACATCGAAGATCACATCGGCCAAGAGGCTGCTCCCGGCATCTACCCTGGAATGTACTTCCTGCTTGTCGATCGCTCCGACTACACCTCAACGGAGATCGAGGTGCTAGAGAAGATCCTTTTTGAGTGGGCTGGGGAGGAAGGCTACCTCGACGACGACGGCTCCGAGCTGCTCAACGAGATGGATCAGGTCGATCAGGCGCACATGACGCCAACTAGCATCTGGTGCCCCGATTGCAAAACGTTCACCTTGGCCGCGTATGCATCAGAGGGCGAACCGCCAGAGCTTCTTGCGTGCGACAATTGCAATGGCAAGTGGCATGTTCCGACGATCGCTTTGAGGAAGATGGCATGAAGAAGGTCTATCTTTAGACGGGCGCGAACGGGAGTAGTGACCCGCGTCGCTGAGGCAGTCGCCGGAAAAGATCAGCCTACTGTTGGCTGCTCCAAAAAGGCCGGCGGCTGCCGAGCCCACCTTTACCATGAACAAACGCGATAGCATCAACGTCCACACCCTGCGAGTCGAAGCCGATCGCGCTGACGAGCAAGGATTGGATCTCGCGGCCGATATCATGCGACGCGCCGCACGGGAGATCGAGTCGCTCCGATGGGAGAACGAGCGACTGCCACAGACCAGAATCAAAGACGCCCGCACCGGTGACGACGTGACCGGGCATTCACTGACGGCTGGTGGTGAGTATCGATTGGAGATCCTTCTGGACCCGCATCCTGACGATCGGCGCAGCGACAAGTTCGGAATAACCTTCACCCTTCAGGTCTCGGATCAACTCCACGTCGCAGGACCATACGTTTCAAGGTGACATCATGGATGGCCACAAGTACACGGAAGCCGATCTGAAAGTCGCAGCCGACTGCCTGAAGGAGAACGGGTTCGACCGCGTATCCGATTTCCTTCGGCGATATTACTGGCGAAAGTATGTTCTCACGAGTCTTGTTCAGGACTGGTTTGAAAGCCTTGACGTCCTTCGATCCTTTGACGATCCAAGGATGACACCAGGGCGATACGTATACGACATGTTCTGCCAGTTTGAGCCACCACAACAAGCGAACGTGTGGCTGATGCGATTTCGCAAGATGAACGAGATTAACGATGACATAGTCACTGAACGCAAATGCGGTGTCCTGTCATCCCGCATTCTTTACACCAGCGACATCAATAAGGTCGCTGCCGAACTGCGAGAAAACATTGACAAGTGGCTCAACAGCCTGCTGGCAGCACCTTGGCATGAGCAAGGCGCGTTTGCGGGTGATGAGATCCCGAAGTACGACCTTCCGTATGAGAAGCCACTTATGTCGATGCCCGAGGTGGAGATTGAACCACTCCTTCCGCCCGGCATGGTCATCCTTCGCAATCGCGACGGCACGGTTCATCGCATCGAGCTGACAGCACAACCGGAATTCACGCTGCAGGAAGGGAACCGGGCAACGGTTGAGTTTGAAGGGCGACCGATTCAAGTTCAAGGTAACGACGAGCCAATCGAATGAGCGAAATTAAAGCTATCCAGACCCGTCACGGAGACTGTTTCTTTCGCAGTCGCCTTGAAGCACGATGGTCGATATTCCTAACTGAATCAGAGATTGAATGGGAATATGAGCCCGAAGGTTTCGAGTTGAACAAAGAGTGGTATGGAGCGTGCCCCGAAGGCGTGCCCCCTGGTCCATACTGCTACCTGCCGGATTTCTGGCTGCCACAGGTGTCAATGTGGGCCGAGGTGAAACGAGGTTGGCCGACACCCAAAGAGCTTGCTGTGATTGGCCTGCTCGCAGACTGTACTGGGTACTCGGTGCTGATCTTGGATGGCAAGCCTCGCGCCGATTCGTGGTTCTACGGTATTGATGGACTTGAGTTTAATCACGGATCTTGGGATCTGATCGTGGACCCCTTAGACATTTGCGAGGGCCACAAATATTGGACATACGAAAGTCGGTTTTACTCCGAATGGGGCGGACACGCCGAAGAGGCAGCGTGGAACGAACGTCCGCAACTCCCAGACAATGATTGGACGTGGAGGGGTGACTTTGTCCACCAAGCTGTTACTGCAGCGCTTAGTGCACGGTTTGAAAGAGACGGGTGAGGGAATCGAACCCTCATCATCCGAGCTAGAATCGGAGGCCTTGCCGTTAGACGAACCCGTCTTAAGCCTCGGGGGCTGGACTCGAACCAGCATCTAGTGGAACTAGAATCCACGGCTTTGCCAATTAAGCTACCCCGAGGTAGTGCGGGCGGCAGGAGTCGAACCTGCAACCAGCGGAACTAGAATCCGCCGCTCTAACCAATTGAGCATGAGCTGGAACATGACGAACTAACACTCGAACCACGGGCATTGTCTGGTCTTAAATTCGAATCGGCGACGAAGAACAGGGAGTCGTACATGGGTGCGATGGAACTCACCATCAAGGAAGCCAATGCATGTCACGGAAGAAAAAACTAAATGTGGTATCCCTTTTTTCTGGGGCGATGGGTCTCGACGTTGGTCTTGAAACGACCGGTCGTTTTCAAGTCATTGCATGTGTCGAAAAGGAACCATCTTTCTGCGACTCAATCCGTACAAACCACGCTGCCGGCCGACTGTTTCGCGATCTTCAGGTTTTCGAAGGAGACATTGTCGATGTAGACCCGTTTGAAGTCCTTAACGCAGTTGGATTAGAGCCAGGACAGGTGGATCTTCTCGTTGGCGGTCCACCATGCCAATCGTTTAGCACTGCGGGCAAACGAAAGACGACACAAGACCCACGCGGTACGCTGCTTTGGCAATTCCTCCGGTTCATCGAAGCGATGAAACCACGTTTTTTTCTGATGGAGAATGTTCGCGGGCTGCTCTCCGCAGCTCTCCGTCACCGTCCTATCGCGAACCGACCAAACAAAGGCGGACCGGCACTTGAAGCAGATGAAGAACCAGGTTCCGTGGTTCGTATGTTTGCCAATGACCTCCAGGAGATTCCCAACGCAGCATACCATATGGACTGTTTTGAAGTGAATGCTGTCAATTATGGTGCTCCCCAGCTTCGGGAAAGGGCATTGTTTATCGGCAACCGCTACAACGCAGTTGTTGATTTTCCTGACCCCACACATGGACGCTCTAACGAGAACTCGCAGCAAAGTCTCTTTCCAGATCTGAATGCTCCCGAATTGCAACCTTGGGCCACTCTTTCGGATGCAATCAGCGGACTCGAAGAGAACGAGGATCGGATAATCATGGATTTCAGCCCGCGTAAGAAGAAGTATCTCTCGATGGTGCCACCAGGTTCAAACTGGCGAAGTTTGCCCATCGATGTACAAAAGGAATCTATGGGTCGGGCTTGGAACGCAAAGGGAGGGCGTTCTGGTTGGTGGCGGCGACTTACTTTCGATCTTCCGTGCCCAACACTCGTCACAATGCCAAACCATGCAAGCACATCACTTTGCCATCCCACCGAAGTGCGAGCACTATCGCTCAAGGAGTACGCACGCATTCAAGAGTTTCCAGATGATTGGTGCTTTTGTGGCAAACCGTCGCAACAATATGCACAAGTTGGTAACGCTGTTCCCGTTAGGCTGGGGAGGGTGGCCGGTGAAGTAATTGCCGATCAGTTGAACACTTTAGCGAAACGGCAATTCACCCCCTTCGAGAATACGCCGGAATCATATCGAATCGTCTACATACAGTCTCATGTGAGAACGCGACAGTGGTTTAAGAATGGCGAGACCCTTGTTTGGGATGACTCTGTTTCCAACGACAAACCAGAGTACGCAACTGCCAAGACGAAGCGAAAGACCACCCGATTGTCCGAGAGAACGTAAGCCGTTCGGGGGCTGATTATCACGCTTTTCGTCGCTCGGTCGCATTTCCGAACCACCGGTGCGGCGTTCACATCGTGCACTTCACCGATCGGCGTCGTTTGCCCGCGTTTTTTCGTCGTTTTCCCACGATTTCCTCCCGTTTGGCATGCCTACAAAAGTAGCAACCACCCACCCGGGGGACAAGGGTTTTAGGTCGACCCGGGCCCCATCCTGGGCAGCCTGAATTGCCGAAAAACGGCAATAAACCGTACAAAAAATTTCCAGGTCTCCGCCC